CTGAAGTTTTAGTCGAAGATGAAAGTAAACCAAAACATCAATTAGCATATTACAAATGGATGACATTATCTAAAGATAGTGATATTATTGTAAATAAAGATTGGGTGGTCTGTATTACAGAACCACTTGATTTATCAAAAAAAATTACGAGGAGAAAATGAATGGAAGACGATCTAATGATTCAAACGGATCAAGCTACGGATCAGGAAATGGAACCAGCGAATCCTATCCAAGTATTAATCTTAATGAATCAAATGATTCTGATATCTGAGATTGATGAAGTCTTAGCAGATATTGGTCAACCAGATTGTAAATTAATTAATCCATGTGTTATAATAGATGGGAAATTATCAAAGTGGATGTCTGATTTAACTCCTAGTACAGAAATGTTTATGAGTTCTGATAAGATATTGACATTAGTTGACCCATCACCACACATATTAAAAGAATATAATAAGATTACTCAATGAGGTTTTATACAAATGTCCATCAAAGGTTTGATGAAATTCTTGTCCGTGGATATGAAAATGGCAAGCATTTTACTGCGAGAGAAACGTTTCATCCCACTTTTTATGTACCTTCGAAGAAAGAATCGAAGTTTAAAACCTTAGAAGGGGATAGAGTTGAACCAATTAAACCTGGTAAAATATCTGAGTGTAAACAGTTTATAGATAAATATTCTCAAGTGGATAACTTTGATGTTTACGGAAATGACAGATATATCTGTCAGTATATCTCCGAGAAATATCCAGAAGAAGAAATCAAATTTGATATTAGTAAGATTAAATTAGTCACGATTGATATTGAGGTTGCTGCTGAAAGTGGATTTCCCAACGTCTTTGATTGTGCAGAAGAATTACTAGCAATTACTCTACAAGATTATACAACTAAAAAGATAATTTGTTTTGCTTCACGTCCATTCAATAATACGAGAGAAGATGTAAGATACGTTCAGTGTACGGATGAATATAATTTAATAGATCGTTTTTTAGAATATTGGGAAAGAAATGCACCAGAAGTGATTACTGGTTGGAACTGTGAGTTGTATGATATTCCGTACATCGTAGGACGTATTGAAAGATTGATGGGTGAGAAGAAAGTTCGTAAACTTTCTCCTTGGGGTTATGTAAGAAAAAAAGATTTTGTTGTACAAGGTCGTAAACAAATATCTTGTGAAATGGCTGGTATATCAGTTATTGATTACCTTGACCTATATCGTAAGTTTACATATACAAACCAAGAATCATATCGTCTAGATCATATTGCTAATGTTGAACTTGGTAAAAAGAAATTAGACCACTCTGAGTTTGATACATTCAGAGATTTCTATACTGGTAATTGGCAAAAGTTTATTGAATACAACATCATCGATGTAGAACTCGTAGATCAACTCGAAGATAAAATGAAATTGATTGAACTTTGTCTGACGATGGCATATGATGCGAAGGTGAATTACACAGATGTATTCTTCCAAGTCAGAACTTGGGATTCAATCATCTACAATTACTTGAAGAGAAAGAACGTAGTGATTCCTCCAAAGGTAAGAACAGACAAAGACTCACAATATGCAGGTGCTTATGTTAAGGAACCGATACCAGGCAAGTATGATTGGGTGGTTAGTTTTGACCTCAACAGTCTTTATCCTCATTTGATTATGCAATATAATATTTCCCCAGAAACATTACTTGACCAGAGACATCCATCGGTCAACGTTGATAAAATTCTATCTGAGGAAGTAACATTTGAAATGTTCAAAGATTATGCAGTATGTGCAAATGGTGCGATGTATCGGAAAGACATCAAAGGGTTCTTACCCGAACTGATGGAGAAAATGTATAATGAGCGAGTTATCTTCAAGAAGAAAATGATTGAGGCAAAGAAAGCTTATGAAAAAAAGAAGACAAAAACGTTGGAAAAAGAAATTGCCCGTTGCAACAATATCCAGATGGCAAAGAAGATCTCTCTTAACTCTGCTTATGGTGCTATCGGCAATCAGTATTTTCGGTATTTTAAATTAGCAAACGCTGAAGCAATTACTTTATCTGGTCAAGTTTCAATCCGATGGATTGAAAATCGGATGAATCGTAAACTGAACAAAATTTTAAATACGGAGGATGTTGATTATGTTATTGCTTCTGATACCGATTCCATTTATCTTAATCTGGGCCCTTTTATTGACGCAGTATACCAAGGCAGAGAGAAAACTACTGAAGGCATTGTGTCGTTCCTTAATAAGGTGTGTGAAGTGGAATTTGAAAAGTATATTGAGAGTTCTTACCAAGCGTTGGCAAACTACGTAAATGCTTATGATCAAAAGATGTTTATGAAACGAGAGAACATCGCAGATCGTGGTATATGGACAGCAAAGAAAAGATATATTCTAAACGTATGGGATAGTGAAGGTGTGAGATATGAAGAACCAAAACTCAAGATGATGGGTATTGAGGCAGTCAAGTCGTCAACGCCCGCACCTTGTCGCACCATGATTAAAGATGTTCTTAAACTTATCATGACAAAGACAGAGGATGATGTAATCGACTTCATCGAAAACTGTCGAACAAAGTTTAGGTCATTACCACCAGAGGAGATATCATTTCCAAGAACTGTGAGTAATGTCAAGAAGTATAAGAGTGTCAATGCAATCTATGAAAAGGGAACACCAATTCATGCTCGTGGTGCTCTACTCTTCAATCATTATGTGAAGAAGAATAAACTCACACAAAAATATTCTTTGATTAATAATGGTGAGAAGATTAAATTTTGTTATCTCAAAAGACCAAATCCAATCCAAGAGAATGTAATATCATTCATTCAACAATTCCCAGAGGAACTTAACCTTGACAAATACATAGATTATGATCTACAATTTGAGAAGTCGTTCCTTGAACCTCTCAAGATCATTCTTGACTCAATCGGATGGCAAGCTGAGAGAACTGTAAACCTAGAATCATTTTTTATATAATGGACTTACCAATCAACAATGAAGAACTAAAAGAACTGATGGATGCATTGAATGAATCAAACCATCCAGACGCAATGAAAAGACAATTTCGTAATGATTTACATCGAAAGTTAAGACTTACGAAATTTTTAATGGATGAGGGATATCCTCATAAAAAAGTTTTAAGAGAAGTATTTGACATCGTAGCATAGTATGGATTTTTTAAAAGAAATAGTAAAAGAGATCGGAGATGAATATACACAGATTGCGTCAGATATTGACGAGACTGAAAGATTCATTGACACAGGATCCTACATTTTTAATGGACTCATTAGTGGGTCTATTTTTGGCGGGGTTAGCAGCAATCGTATTACTGCCATCGCTGGTGAGTCGTCTACTGGTAAAACTTATTTCTCGCTTGCTGTTGTCAAAAACTTTTTGGACACTAACCCTGATGGGTATTGTCTCTATTTTGACACTGAAGCAGCCGTCAATAAAGGATTATTGGAGTCTCGTGGAATTGATACGACACGGTTGGTTGTTGTGAATGTCGTAACAATTGAAGAGTTTCGTAGTAAGGCACTGAAGGCTGTAGATAAATATTTGAAGATGTCTGAAGAACAACGTGAACCTTGTATGTTTGTGTTAGATTCTTTAGGAATGCTTTCCACCGAGAAAGAAATTTCAGATGCATTAACTGATAAACAAGTTCGTGACATGACCAAATCACAACTTATTAAAGGTGCATTCCGTATGCTCACACTCAAACTTGGTCAAGCAAACATTCCATTAATAGTTACCAATCATACCTATGACGTTATCGGTTCTTACTTCCCTACAAAAGAAATGGGTGGAGGCAGCGGTCTCAAGTACGCAGCATCTACAATCATCTATCTCTCTAAGAAAAAAGAGAAAGACGGAAAGGATGTCATTGGAAATGTTATCAAAGCAAAGACTCATAAATCACGTTTAAGTAAGGAGAATAAGGAAGTTGAGATTAGACTTTATTACGACGAACGTGGACTCGATAGATATTATGGGTTATTGGAACTGGGTGAGAAGCATGGAGTCTTCAAACGTAAAGGGAATCGGATTCTTGTTGGTGAATCTTCCGTTTATCCTTCTGCTATTTTGGCCGATCCTGATAAGTATTTCACGCAAGAAATAATGGAACAATTAGAAGTAGCTGCGAATGAAGAATATAGTTACGGAGAGTGACTTCGTTGAAACCTATGATGACTTTCTTTCAGAGTCAATGTGTTCACAACTAATTAAGTTAGTTGATGAGAAGAATGAAAGAATCGAAAGAGATCATAGACCTAATTTTTATCAAAGAAACATAGGTAATCTGTCAGAATATGCTGGTCTGTATAAAAAATTTTCTGATGTAGGTATGAAGTATCTTACTGACATAGGATACTATGATGACATATTACCTCAGAAGTATGGATTTGAAGAGATGCGTGTTAAAAAATATGATGTTGGAGATTCATTTGACACTCATATTGATGTATCTGATTATGCATCTGCAAGAAGATGGCTTGCCTTTCTTGTTTACCTCAACGATAATTTTACTGGAGGAGAGACAGAGTTTGTTGACGGTAAAATGATTCATCCTAAGACTGGTAGTGTTTTAGTTTTTCCAAGTCTATGGACATTTCCTCATGCTGGTCTACCAGTCAAATCAGGTACAAAATATATCTTGACTACTTATTTTCATTATATTTAAATGGATCGTATTGAAAAAGTTATCCTAAGAAATTTAGTTTACAACGAAGAATATCTCAGAAAAGTATTGCCTTTTATTGAACCAGATTACTTCAATGACAGAATGAGAGAGTTGTATTTGAACATATTACTAAATATGCTTCAGAGTACAATAGTTTGATAACAAAAGAAGTACTCCAGATTGAGATTGAAGACAGACGTGATATCACACAAGATGAAGTCAAGAATATATACGGAACGATAAATGAACTGGAAGATATTGAATGTGACTTTGAATGGTTGAGTGACACAACAGAGAAATGGTGTCGAGACCGAGCAATCTATCTTGCTTTGATGGAATCAATCAAAATAGCAGATGGACAAGATGAAAAAAAGAATCGAGATGCAATACCAACAATTCTATCAGACGCATTATCTGTTTCCTTTAATCGCAATGTAGGCCACGATTACTTAGAGGACTATGAAGAACGGTACGAACTTTACAACAGGAAAGAAAGTCGAATTCAATTCGACCTTGAATACTTTAATAAGATTACAAAAGGAGGTCTTCCAAACAAGACGCTCAATATTGCACTTGCAGGCACTGGGGTTGGTAAATCTCTGTTTATGTGTCATCATGCTAGTTCTGTTCTTTTAGAAGGGAAGAACGTCTTATACATAACATTAGAGATGGCAGAAGAAAAGATTGCAGAACGTATAGATGCAAATCTTTTAAACGTAAATATACAAGAGATTGTTGATTTACCAAAACCAATCTTTGAAGGTAAGGTAACAAATCTTGCAAAGAAAACTCAAGGGTCACTTATTATCAAAGAATATCCTACTGCCTCTGCACACTCAGGTCATTTCAAGGCTTTACTTAATGAATTAGCCTTGAAAAAATCTTTCAAACCTGATATAATATTCATAGATTACTTAAATATATGTGCGTCATCACGTTACAGAGCAGGATCAAATGTTAACTCGTATTCCTATATTAAAGCGATTGCTGAAGAGCTCAGGGGTCTTGCAGTTGAAGCTAATGTACCTATCGTCTCCGCTACTCAGACGACTCGCTCTGGCTATGGTAGTAGTGATGTCGATCTTACTGACACAAGTGAGTCCTTTGGTCTTCCAGCCACTGCTGATCTTATGTTTGCTCTTATATCTACTGAGGAACTGGAGACGCTAAATCAGATAATGGTTAAGCAATTAAAGAATAGATATAATGATCCAACTATCTACAAGCGATTTGTGATAGGTATTGATCGTGCAAAGATGAGACTATATGATTGTGAACAGAAAGCACAGGATGATATACTTGACAATGGACAAGAAGAAGATTATAATAAAGATGAAAAAGTGAACAAAAAATCCTTTGCGGAATTTAATTTTTAATGAAAAATACTAAAACTTCAATATTACCATTTAATCCAGTCACTACGGAAAAGAAGGCATTTGTAATTAAAATGACTCCACCTATGGCGAGATACATTTTAAAATTTCATAATGGTGATAATCGTCAGTTGAAAAAATCTCAAGTTACAAAAATAGATCAATCAGTAGAGGCACATGACTGGTTGTTTGATGGACAACCGTGTTCATTTAATATAGAGGGAAACATCACAGAAAAACAACATGGATTAACCCACATTGCTAACAACCCAGATGATACTGCTGAGTATGATGTTGTAATTGTATTAGGTGTTGTTCTAGATGCTTTTTCAAAAGCAGCAGGTGCTAAACCTCGTCGTGCTCATGATGAAATTTGGAGAAAAGATAATTCTGTTCTCTCTTCGCAAACTGCTATTCTTGGTGATCTTTGCGAAAGAATGGGTAATAGACCTAAACTATCAATTAATAATGCAGTTGAAATATGGTTTAAGTGGAAAAAATACATTCAACAATCAGAAAATATATGTAATGAATTTTTAACACAAACACAAGATTTCTCTGGACAAACTAAAACAATAGGTGCTTGGGCAACTCTTTGTATAAAAGCTAAATGTGGTGAGGAGGTTAAAATTTTCCTTGATTTGTTGAAGGATGAAATGCTAGGTAAATCATCTACAAGGTTGACCTCAGATTTTATACAATACTGGGAAGAAAATACTCCTTATGAAAATAATGAAGGTAAACTTAAAGTAATGTATAGAATGTTATGTGTTGCTATGGATAGAATAATTGAAAAATCAAGTGGTGAAATTGGATTTAACATGACTCCAAGTAAATTACACTCAAAAACTCTTGGTGGAGTTTATCAAAAATTCCTCGCCTAATATTAAATTTAAGTACTAATTATGTCTGGAGATTACGAAACACACAAAAACCAACAACCTCATGTAAGTTATGCAGGAAACAAAGTTGACTTGGAAAAGTATGCTCTATTTGTGGATGGTGTCACATCCAATCCCAGTAAAGATTATCAATCTTTCCTTGAGAGTCTTAGTACCCTTGATGGAGAAGGTTCCAATATTCACAGGCTTCTTACTGCTGCTGTTGGGATTAGTGCTGAAGGTGGTGAGTTTATGGAGATCGTTAAGAAAATGGTTTTCCAAGGTAAACCTTGGAATCATGATAATCGTGAGCATCTTGTTATTGAGTTGGGTGATGTAATGTGGTATGTGATGCAAGCATGTGCAGCATTGAACGTAACACTCGATGAAGTCATAGAAGGTAATGTAGAAAAGTTAAAGAAAAGATATCCTGGTGGAGACTTCGATGTGCACTATTCAGAGAACCGTGCAGCAGACGACAGATAAATAGTCAAAAAGAATGGCAGGTCAAAGAGGATTTCTCTACGAGAGATCAATCTTTAATAAATTAAAATCAAAAGGAATAACTCCTCGTGGGTCAGAACCTGCAGGTCCTAATCCTAATCTGCCTGATGCGACTTTTATATATGAAGGACAACCATATAAGTTAGAAGTTAAATTAGATTTAAGAGCAGATTTTGGTCAAGGAACATTAAACTACGTTGATGGTGTATGGACTCTTGGTGGTGCAGATACTCCAGAGGCAGAAGAAATGAGAAGATTATTGGAATCTGTTGGTACTGCTGAGTTTGCAAACCTTGAATGGGGTAAGAAAGGAATTCCTAATAAAGGAACAGTAGAGACGGGTAATTTCACACAAGAGATGGTTAGAGAAGATTATATACGTTTTAAGGATGGATTTAAGATAGTAAATAAGAAAAATATCTGGGATTATTACGCAGCAAAGGATACTTACTATATTCAAATTGGTGGTTATGGTTTGTATTATATGTCTGCAAATCCTGCAAACTTACCAATTAGACGTTTTGATGTTGCATCTAGATTGAGAATTAGATTAAAAAGAG